GAAAAAAAAAAAAACTAAAATCGGAAAAGTTTGGTATCCCTATTAGTCCCAAAGAACGCAAAAATTTCGATAGAATTTAACAAGAGGTTCTAAACCTCTTTTTTTATGAAATAAAATTCGTCAAATATTTAGATAAATAAATTAAAATAAATATGTAATTATGCCTATTGATCTTTTTAATCCAACATCAAATAATTATATTAATCCTGAATTACCAGAATGTCCTGGATCAGCTGCTGAAAATACAACTCTTGAATTCTTAAATGGAAAAAAGATTGGAGTAATTTCGGGAAGCGATATATTAGTTTCCATGGAATTAGGTGATATATCTGAAATTGTTACTGCGTGGTCTCGACAAACAAAAATCGTTGAATCTGGTGAAGTTACATTTATTCAGGGATTAACAAAAGGCATTTCAAATCGAACCCAAAGATTTTTATTCGACGGTTCAACTATATATAACGGTGTTGAACATGATTTATACATGAGTGCTAACTTACAAATAAACTATTATAGAAATTTTAGATACTACGATGTTTCATTATTTGTTACTAGTGATCCAGAAAATTCTATAAGATTTGAAAATGCGTTAAATATAGTCTTTGGAGAGAATAACATATCAGTTACTGCAACATACGATCCAAGCGGTTTAACATTTGTAGGTTCACCTGCTGGATATTCATTTGATATTACTTCAATAGATGTTAGTGTATGGTTACCTGATACATCAATATATGGAAGCCCAATGGTTGAAGATGTATCAGCAGAAATTCCCGCCTTTAAATATCCAAACACAGCAATGCTTGGATATGTTTTAAAAGTTACTTATCCTATCGATTCTAATGAATCTGATCGTTTTGTTAACATAAATCATATCCCCGATTATTTAACATATTACGTTTTAAATGAAGACTCTTCATGTTATGATAAAGATTGTGATGCTGTAGATGCTGGAATGAGTGGCCCAAGTACAGATACCACAATTAGTGCCGGAGATTATCTTAATTATGTTGATGAAAATAATTTATGGGAAAAAGTTGGGCCTGTAAAAATATGGATAAGTGTGCCTGATCCAGTTGATTCTAATGATGAAAATTTAATCACAGGATTTTATGTATTTAACCCTCATCCTTATCCTATTAAAATAGACTATATGGTATTTGTTTAAAAAAATTAGAATATGAAAAAGTTAGTTAGAGAAAGTTTAATAAAAGAAAGTTACGGGGCAGGATTCTCAATGTCATCAGGAGGATTTCGCGGAGGAATGGGAGGCATTACACGTGGAGGATTTGGCGGAGCTAATAACATGGGTGGTCCAAACATGATGTACACGTATGAAATTAAGCCCTTAAATCATTCTCTTGAACAAAGGCCAACAACAGCGGATATTGAAATTAATGAAATTAAAGTAGGTTCAATGATAACAGGCAATCCCGTAAAATCAAATGCAAACCCCGGAAACACAAAAATTAAAGGGATTGTACAACAAATAGTTAAAACAGATAATAACTCAATTAAATACTATATTGTTTTTGACGAAGCAACTGCAACTTCGGTTAAAATTGAACCTTTAAGCGCCCAATTAGTTGTTAATGCGCCAATGGCATCATATAATTCTGTAGAAACTAATAGATACAGGCCAAGAAGATCTTTTGTTAGAGAATCGATTTGCATAAATGAAACTTACGATATTACAGAAGCGACAACTGACGTTAAAGATAAAGTTAAAAATAGTCGTAAACTTCCTAAAGAAATGAAAGAAAAAATTTTTCCGTTGATAATGAAAAAGGGAATACACGGCACACAATATAAAAATGGTGTAGTTACACACTTAAAATATTCCAAATCAGGAGTAGGATTAGGTGCAGATAAAAACGGATTTTTTGTTTTTACACATAGAGCAAGAAGTAAATCATACAAAGAAATAGATAAAATTCCCGAAAAAGATATTAAATTCATAGAAAGTACAGGATAATTTTGTATAAAAATTTTCTCGATTAAGAAATATTATTTATATTTACAAAATTATAAGAGGTATAAAGCCTCTTTTGTTTTATGATTTTTAACATTAACTACATTATTAGGTACATTAGAAGTGAATATATAAAATAAAAATGAAAGATTTTAGAAGAAATGCGAATAATATGATAATATGTGAAGAGTGTGGTAAAACATTTAAACTTGTGGGTTCCTTAGCAAGACACATAAAACAATTTCATATTATTACTCAAAAAGAATATTTTGATAAATGGTTAAAAGAAGAAGGAGAAGGCGAATGCAAATTATGCGGAAAGGAAACTAAATTTATGAATTTTTCACGATATTATCAAACTACATGCAGTAAATTATGTAATTATAAATTACTTGGAATTGGTATGGCGTCTACAGAAAGAAGACAAAAAATTAAAGAAACTTGTTTAAAAAAATATGGTGTTGATTCTCCTCTTAAATCTTCTATTATAAGAACTAAGATAGAGCAAGAAAACATTAAAAATTATGGTGTAAAAAATAATTATCAGCGAAAAGATGTAAAAGAAAAAATCAAAAAAACTAAAAAGGAAAAATACGGTGATGAAAAATATCAAAATTGGGATAAACAAAGACAAACATGCTTAGAACGTTACGGAAACGAGTGCGCATTATTAAATATAGATATTAAGAAAAAGACAGCAGAAACTCTTAAAAAAAGATATGGAGTTGAACATCAATCTCAAAATGAAAATGTACATTATAAACAAATGAATAGCGGAAAGAAAATAAAATATTTCAGACAAACTGATTTATGGTATCAGGGTTCTTATGAATTAGATTTTTTAGAAAAATATTATGATATGTTTGAAATACACAGAGCTAATTCCATTATCTATTATTTAAATGGAAAGAAAAAATATTATCATCCAGATTTTTATATACCATCTTTAAATCTCATTATTGAATGCAAAAATTCATATTATGAAAAAAGAGATAAAGAAGTATTAGAAGCAAAAGAAAAAGCCACTATTGCTAATGGCTTTAAATATATAATGATAGTTGATAAGAATTATTCTGAATTTGACGAATTTTTAAGCCAAGGCACGTCAAATTTATGAATACGAACATCAAGTTTTTTGACGTGCACAGAATTTGAAGGAACGTTGAAAAGCATTATCGCGTCATCACCTTCTTTCCAATTTTCATATTGATGAACTGCTTTATCTATAAGTGCTTGATTAAAATGATCTTTTGCGCTCCAATTCTCAAGTTTTTTACGAATATTTTTTCTTATCCATGCTCCATGAGCCATTCTAATTACTTCATCGGGAAATAAGTATGTGCCTATATTCATTGGATTATAAATTCTTCTAGTAGGGTCTGTTGGTCCTGGAGCAGGTCCATTAAATGTATACGTAAAATAGGTTGAATGAATACCCGGAACAAAAGGCCTAAAGGGATAAACAAGATAATGTTCAAAATCTTTATAGTAATTAACATAACTCCAATATGTTATAGGCCACCCATTGGCATTAATCTGTTTTTTAACTTCTACGAATTGATCGCGATCATATATTTCATCTGCGTCTATGTTGAGAATATGTGAAAAACCTTTTTCCCTCATCATTGTAATCCCCATGTTTCTCTTATCTGTTTCTTGTTCTCTATGAGGTTTTCTGTAATCTCCTTGAAATTCAATTAATTCATCTATTAATCCTAATTTATGAAGTCGTTGAAGTTCTTCCATATCCTCTGGATCCATTTTGTTTCCACAGTATGAAACATTCTGATATATAGCAGCAACATGATCAACTTGATCACGTATTTCGCTTATTAACATTTCAAGAAGTTCAGAAGCATCGAAGCTGTTTATTGTTAGAGCTAATCTCTTGATTTTTCCCATATCTAATACGTTTTATTTTTTCTTTTACTTGTTAATTTTAAAAGTTCTTTATCTCTTTTTCGTTTTTTTCTATCCAGTTCTTTTATTTCTTTATTAATTTTTCTAATGTACATGATCATAACAACACCTAAAACAATAAGTGCAATTATTAACAATATCTCTAATGCTTTTTCCATGCATAGGTGTAATTTTTCCAAGTATATATCTGATCATAACAACATTCACATAATTGTCCTGCTCCTTCTACGTAATAACGTCTTTCATGTATAGGAGTGTTTTTTATATAAGGCGTTTCATTAAAACAAATAACACATTTTTCTTTTTTAATGCTAGCATCTATTGGATGCTTTTTTAAGTTTTCCATTTCATAATCATTATTTTTTAATGCCGGTGAATAATTCGGCTTTTATGCTTTTGTCTGACTTATAATTTGATAAAACAAAATCATCTATAGTAAGCTCTAATATGTCATCCAGTGACTTGAGTTCCTTTGTAATTGTTAGATAAGGTAACCTATTAGGCGTTCGTTTTAATTGCTCCTGTGCCATCGGAATATGGTCTAGATATAAATGGGTGTCTCCGCCTATCCAATATGCAATACCAGGAGCCATATTTGAAACTTTTGCTATAATTATTAACAATAATGACATTGAAGCCAAGTTAAATGGAACACCAAGAAAAATATCACATGAACGTTGATACATGTTTAGATCAAGGAAATATTTAGGGATATTGTAACAATCTAAATCTTCGTGCGAAAGAAAATTAGGTATATTCTCAGGTATTAAATTTTTTCTTTCTTCAAATGACATTGGCCTCACAATAAATTGATAAAGAAGATGACATGGGGGAAGTGCCATCTCAGGAAAATCTACTTTATTCCAGCTATCTATTATATGATAACGACTATAAGGATTGTTTTTTAAGCCTTCAATGACATCTTTAATCTGATCTACTCCATTTTGATTTCGCCATTGATAGCCATAGACTTTACCAAGATCACCAAGGTGATAATTCCCTATAACTTTAGAAATTAATCTATAATCTCTTCCTTTTTTAATAGCGTCTATGAATTCTTCTTGCGTTTCAAATCTATAAGGCAGTTCTTCTTGAAATCTTGATTCTAAATTAATAAATTCTTCATATTTTTTCAAATACCAACGATATGCATCGGATGACCAAATATTAACACCGTTATCAACTAAATATTTTATATTTGTATCTCCTCTTAAGAACCAAAGGAGTTCATGAATTATTCCTTTCAAAAACATCTTTTTTGTTGTTAATAACGGAAATCCCTCGCCAAGATCCATTCGTATAGTTGCGTTTGAAATACCTATTGTATTCGGCATGTTGGGTCTTCCTGATTCCTTCTCTACACCCTCTGTTAAAATTTTATCTAATAGTTCGAGATATTGTTTCATTTTATTTCATTTTTATGTGTCCATTTGCATCCATCTATTATTCTATTATACTGAATTCTTTTTCTTATGGTTTCAGATTTTATTCCAGTTTTTTCAGAAGCGTCTTTTAAAGATTTGAATTCATGTAATATTTTATCGGTGTTAATATCAATAACCAAAATAGGTTTTTTTAATTTTTCATGAGATTTAGCGTAATCTGTTTTTCTATTTTTAATAGATTCATACCACGATTCCCAATCTGTGTTATCTTTTATTTTTTGAAGTCTTACTGGATTATAATAATCTATTTTTTGACTTCTTTCTTTAAAATATTTTTTTCGTTCTTCTTCCGTTTTTCCTATTCCATTTAAGTGATCTGCGCGATTACTTTTATGGAAATTCGGATTTGAATAATTTATAAATAATGAAGTATCGCCTCCATCTCCTTCTTCGGGTCTTAAATTCGCCCATTCAGGAGAATTTACTACATCTAATTCATTACTTATTTTTATTCCTTCATTAATTAATTCCTTAACATTAGTTGTTTTAAATACTATTTCAGTTAATATGTCTTTATGCGTTAAATTATGTTTTTTAATATGTCTTAACCAAATTTTTCCACTTCCTTTATATTTGAATGGATCTTTTGTAGTTTTTCCTAAATATTTTAGTCCATGAGGACTTGTTTTAATATACAAATAATAAATCATTTTTATTTTATATATTCATAAAGAGATGGATATAAGTGGTACTTAATGTAAGATTTTCC